TCACGGCCGATGAAGCTGCTGTTTGGTCTGGACGACCGAAGGGCACCATCTGGCGTTGGGCCTCGGAAGGTCGGATCACGCGGCACCAGACGGACTCTGGCACGCGGTACGACGCCCGGGAGATCCCGCCGAAAACCGAAGATGGACCCGGACAGCCGCCCCCGTTGAGGAAGACGGAGAACGCTGATGGGGTCGTCGAACGGCCAGACACCGCCCTACAGGAGGCTGCCGCCTGAAATCAGGCAGGCAGTGATCGACGACCTCAAGTCGGGACGCTACGGCCGGAACGAGATCGCCCGGCGCAACAACATCGGCAACTCGACGGTGAACAAGATCGCCGACGAAGAGGGCCTGGCGACCACGCGCAAAACCGACATAACGCGCGAGGCGACCAAGGCCATGCAGGTCGACAACCGGGCGCGCCGCGAGCAGCTCAAAGAGCAGATGTACGGCGACATCCAACGCCTGCGGGTCAGGGCGTGGTCAAGGTGGGAACGCGAGGTCGTCACCAAGGAGGGCATCGAAACGCTCTCCGCCGAGATGCCGCCACTTCCCGAGGTGCTGGCGGCGTACAAAGCGATCCAGATCAACCTTGACGGCATCTTCAAGCTCGAAGCGCTCGACTCGGCCCAGGGCGAGACCGCCCAGGACGCCAAGGACTTCCTGATCGACCTCCACAGCCAGATCACCAAGGTCACCACCGAATTCGAGGAACGCACGGGCGTTCCGATGGACTCCGAGCAGGCGCGGCAGATCATCCAAGGTGAGCTGGCCGAGCGGGGCGGTGGCGACGATGCGTGAGGTCGCCGACCTGTTCCGGATCATGTCGGGTAAGCAGCTGATCAGCATCCGGGACAGCACGGCGCGCATCAACGTGTGGCACGGCGCGATCCGGTCCGGCAAGACGTTCGCCAGCATCCTGGCGTTCCTGATAGCGGTGGCGCAGGCCCCCAGCTCGGGGCTGATCGTCATCGTCGGCCGCACGCTCGACACGATCGGCCGCAACATCATGGAGCCGATCACCGACGATGGCGTCATCGGCAAGCTGCTTAGCAAGCACATCAAATGGACCTCGGGCGCTACCACGGCGGTCATGTTCGGCCGCACGGTGCACCTGGTCGGCGCGAACGACCGCAAAGCCGAGGGCAAGATCCGAGGCTCGACGGTCTGCCTGGCGTACGTCGACGAGGCGACGCTGCTGCCGTACGACTTCTTCCGTCAGCTCCTGGGCCGAATGTCGGTCAAGGGCGCGAGGATGTTCGCCACGACCAACCCGGACAACCCGGCGCACTGGCTTCGCAAAGAGTACCTGCTGCGCCAGGGCGAGCTGAACCTCAGGCACTGGCAGTTCGGCCTCATCGACAACCCGTCGCTGGACGCCGACTACGTGCGCGACCTCAAGTCGGAGTACACCGGCCTGTGGTACAAACGGTTCATCCTGGGCAACTGGGTGCAGTCCGAGGGCGCGGTCTACGAGATGTGGGACGAGGACCGCATGGTCGTCGACGTCCTGCCGCTGATCACCAAGTGGCTGGCGGTCGGCATCGACTACGGCACCACCAACCCGTTCTCGGCGTTGACCCTGGGCATCGGCGCGGACAAGCGCATGTACCTGACCAGGGAGTGGCGCTGGGACGCCAAGCTGCGCAAGCGGCAGTTGACCGACGTCGAGTACTCCAAGCACGTCCGGCAGTTCCTCAAGGAGCACCCGGTCCCCGGGTCCAAGCTGCAGGGCATCACGCCGGAATGGTGGGTCCTCGACCCGTCGGCGGCCAGCTTCCGTATCCAGCTCTACGAGGACGGCGTGACCGCCCGACTCGCGGACAACGAGGTCAAGGCGGGCATCAACACCTTCGGCTCGCTGCTCACCACCGACCGGCTCAAGGTTCACCGGAGCTGCGAGGGCTTTATCGAAGAGATCCCCGGCTATTCCTGGGACGAAACGGCCAGCGGCAAGGGCCTGGACACGCCCATCAAGTCGAATGACCACAGCCTCGACGCCGGGCGGTACGCGGTCTACACCACGCGGCCAATCTGGAACGGCCTGCTGAGGCCGCCCGTGTTGCCCGAGGACCAGGAGTTGGCCGCATGACCACGCGTCAATCGTCAATAGTGGCTGTGAGCGCACCGGGGGAGGTGGCGTAATGGCTCTGCCTGACAACAACCCGGTTTGGCCGCCCAGGGACTGTCAAGCCGCAGCCCGGCACTACCGGGAGTGGGGCGCGTGGTACTCCGGCGACAGCCAGGAACTGCGCAAGTTCTACCAGGTGTCGAACGGGTTTGGCTCGCTGATCGACCCCAAGCAGTACCCGGACAGCGCGAACAACCTCCTCGACCAGGTCAGCCGGTTCTTCTGGGGCAACCCGCCGGAGCCCGGTTCGATCCGGGACGCCAAACTGCACATCCCGCTCGCTGGCGACATCAGCTCGACATCGGCGGATCTGCTGTTCGGCGAACCGCCCGTGTGGAGCGTACCCGAGGACCTGGACGGCGCGGAGGCCACCCAGAGCCGACTCGACAAGATCATCGAGAACGGCGTTATTCCGGCGATGCTGGAGGCGTCCGAGATCGGCTCGGCCCTGGGCGGCGTGTACGTCCGCGTGACGGCCGACCTGGAAATCGGAACGCCTGTGTTCGACGTGATTCCGCCGGACGCCGCCGCGCCCGAGTGGGTGGGCAACCGCCTGAAGGCCGTTACGTTCTGGCGCGAGCTGGAGAACGACCAGGGCAAGGTCTGGCGGCACCTGGAGCGGCACGAGGTCGGCTGGGTGTTCCACGGCCTGTACGTGGGCACCGAGGAGCGGCTGGGCGTACCGGTGGACCTGCGGCTGCGGCCGGAGACCGAGGGATATTACGCCAGCGTCGGCGATGCCGGGCGTGCCCAGACCGGGGCCGACACCCTCACGGCCGAGTACATTCCGAACATGCGGCCCAACCGGTTGATGCGCGGCTCGCCCCTGGGGCGGTCCGACTATGCCGGGGTCGAGCCGACCATGGACGCCCTGGACGAGGCTTGGTCGAGCCTGATGCGGGACATCCGGCTGGGCAAGTCCCGGCTGATCGTGCCCGAGTCGTACCTGGAATCGAACGGCGCAGGGCGTGGCGCGAGGTTCAGCGCAGAGCGCGAGCTGTTCACCCCGGTCAAGGCCATGCCGGACAACGAGGGCGTCAGCCTGGAGCAGGTCCAGTTCGATATCCGTGTCGACCAGCACCTGACCACCTGCCGCAACCTGGCAGCGCAGGCACTGCGCGGCGCGGGCTACAGCGCGCAGACGTTCGGCGAGGGCGACCAGTCCGGACCCGCCACGGCCACCGAGATCCAGGCCCGCGAGCGCAGGTCATACTCGACCCGTGACCGCAAGATCGGGTACACCCGGCCGCCCCTGGCCCGGCTGTCCAAGGCTGCACTGCAGATGGACAAGTTCTGGTTCGGCGGCGACTCCGGCGACGTGTCCGAGGTGCCCAACCTCGAATGGCCGGACGGCGTCCAGGTCGACCCGGAGACCACCGCCAAGGTGGTGCAGATGCTGGACGCGGCCAAGGCCGTCTCGCTGCGCACCAAGGTCACCATGGTCCATCCGCAGTGGGACAAGGACCAGATCGAGGCGGAGATGGAGGAGATCGAGGGCGACCAGACGGTCGAGGTCGAAGCCGACCCGAACGCCGACGCTTTCGACGACGCTCCGCCCGAGGGCGACCTGATGGACGGCGAGGACCCGGACCTGGACGCGGTCAACGGACAGGCCCTGGCGCGCGCCGGAGCTAACTGATGGCGGTCTCGCCCGACGACGCCGAGGACCTCGCGGCGGACATAGCCAACGCCTACGGCGACGCCGAGGTGGGGTTGCTCGGGCGGATCGCTCAGTTCATAGGACTCGGCCTCAACCTGGACTCCTGGGAGAGTGACCGAAGGGACGGCGCGGGGTTGGTGCGCCGGACCATCGGCCGGATCGTCGGAGCCCTGACCAAACGAGGCCGAAAAGCCGCCAGCAAGGCGGCACAAGAGGCGGAGCGCCGGGGGGTGGCGCGGGCGGACGGCGAACTTGGAGCCCTCGCCGACTCGCTGCCGCCACCTTCCGGCGTTCACGCCAAACAGGGCGCAGCCAAGATGGGCGACGACCTGGGCAAGGTCGAGCAGGCCATGGCCAACCAGGCGATGAGCGCGTACCACCGGGTCATCAGCCAGGTCTCGACCCTGGTCGAGGCCGGGACCGCCACCCGCCTGCAAGCCGCAGCCAAGGCCCTGAACATGTTCGCGAACGAGGGCATCACCGGGTTCACGGACAAGTCGGGCCGGAAATGGGAGCTGCGCACGTACGTCGAAATGGCGGTGCGCACCCACGTGGCCAACGTGATGGTGGACGCGCACACCGCGCGGATCGAGTCGGCGGGGGTGCGGCTGGTGATGGTCAGCCAAGCCCCCTACGAATGCGACCTGTGC